TCTTTATTTTTTGCAGGAACTTGTTGTAAATTAGGATTTGACATGGATAATCTACCAGAAACCGTTCCTCCAGAATCAGATCTTAATTGGTTAATTTCCGCATGAATTCTACCCTTATGTTGATATTTAATAATTGAATCAATAAATGTTGATGTAAATTTGTTTATTTCTCTAGCTTCTCTAAGATACTTAGCTATTGGAGCGGAACAATTTAAAAGCCAATTAGCTGTAAAGCTAGGTTCTTTTGTCTTCTCTGTTCTAGGGTAGTCTATCTTTAGTTTATCAAAAGCTTTAGCTATACTTCTTGCCTCCCAAATCTCTACATTTAAACCACATTCTTTATTTAATTGATGAAGTAATGTTTTTTCTTTTTCTAAAAATTCAAGTTTTAATTTTTCAGCTTGTGTAACATTTACTCTGATACCCTTTGCTCTCATTGCAATTAATATTGGAGTAAGTTTTGTTTCTAAGTCAAAAATTGTTTGTAATGAATTGTCATAGATTTTAAATTTTAAATACTGCCAAAGTTTTAAAGTTAATGATGCATCTTGCTCTGCATAAAACCCTACATACTGAGCAGGTAACTTATAAAGCTCCTGTTTAGCGTCCAGTCCCCAGTCGGCTGCTGCTTCTTTTAGCTCTTGTTCAGACTTTGTTTCGCCTAACCAATCGAAGCCGAGAGAATTTAGTGAATAGGAAAATCTATTTTCATCTACAATAGCTGCAGCAATCATAGTATCAATTATTCTTCCATTTTTAATATTTACTCCGTGAGCCCTTAACCAACCCACATCGTACGATGAATTGTGAAATATTTTATCTCCAGGACCACTTACAATGTCTTGTACCCAGTCCATCACCATTTTATAATCCATGTTAGAACCAACCTCATGACCAATAGGGTAATAACCAACAAACCCTTCAGTAGCTACACCAACACCTACAATATTACCGTCCATAGTAGGCCAACCTGGTCCTTTTTCTTTTATGTTTGGATCTTTAGTTTCTAAATCTATTGCTATTTCTTTTGCATTTTTTAAATCAGGGAAGTGTGTTGGAGGAGTCCAGTCTGATTCTTTGAATATAAAATTTATTTGATGACTCATTCTGAATAATCTCTTTCTAAAACCATTTCTAAATAGTGTATTGCTTTAAGTATATCTTCTTTCTTACCTTTTAATTTATGTCTACAAATATATTTAATTGCATTACCTTCAGCGAAGGGTAAATTGTTTTCGTTAATAAATTGAGAAGGCTGTATTTTCATTGATCGATAATGTTGGCCTCCTATCTGCTTAAAAAATGCTTTATTTGTCATAAATGTAAGTTATTTTTGGTTTAAATTTTTTATTATATTTGTCTCTAATGATTCGTAATCTTTTACACATTAATTGTAATATTTTCAAACGTTTTCTTAATCTTGATAATTCTTTTTTCATAATTTTAATTATCTAATATTTCTTGTAATTTCATTTAACATTCTACAAAGTGGAAATGTATATTGATGGTTGCTTCTCAA